CGTCAGTGCCGGTGTATTGTGTGATGCTAGAGGTAATCGTGAATGAAGGGTAAGTACCAGTAACCGTAATCCCTGTTCCGTCCGTGAGCGTGACCGTCTGGTCTGGTTCGGAGTTTGTGACGGTAATATCGCCAGTGGTCACATCAAGAGAAATGCCAGCGCCAGCCGTGAGCGAGGAAACGCCTGCACCTCCGGTGTACGCTGTAGTCTGCACCGTGGTGTCTGCGAAAGTTATTCCTAAATGCGTAACTTCGGTGCCTGTTGACGCTGAAGAATCCCATGCTCTTAAGGTAGTGCCAGCGAGCGAATCTAGATAAAGAGGCCGTGGTGTTGCCGAGCTTTGTTCTGTAGTTACCAGCCAGCCAGCTTGCCAGTTAAATTCGTAGCCAACGGAGCAAACTATTGAGATGCCATAATTGCCGCTTCGTGCGGTGTCGAAGCTTCCCTTGCCGATAAATTGCCCACTGGTTCCATCGAAAACAATGTTGCCGGTCATCGTGCCGCCAGCGAGTGGCAGAAAGTCACCACCACTAGGCGTAACAAAACTAAGAACGCCCGCGCCGTCTGTTTCGATTACTTGCCCTGCGGTGCCGTCTGCCGTTGGAAAGGTCAGGCCGTTATTAACAAGGCCAGCAAACTCTACCGCATCCGTTGTGTTTAGAGTCTGATCAAAGGAGTCGCCTGGATCACCTTTAAAGCCTCGGCCATCGTAGACGGTCACCAGCGTCTCGCCTTGCGAAACTGTGACGATACCGGATTCTGTGACAACTACAATGTCGGCCATTATCTGGTAACCTCCGCCTTTACGGTGAAGGTGCCTTCAATCAGCCTTATTACCGTTGATCCGGTATAGAGTTCTAAGTCGTAGAAGTATTTACCAGGCGTAAGTGCTTCCATCGTGGCGGCGGAAACGAGTAAATCCACGGTTCCAGCGGCACCGCCAAGCGTAATTCGTGTGTTTTCGGTGGTAAGTTCGAGTATTACGGTTGCGGATGCTGCGGTTGGTCGTACTTGCATTGCTGCGGTGTAGCCTGTTAAATCGGTTTCTACCTCGTCAGCGTCGGTATAAAGGATGGTACGCTCAAGCGTTGCGCCTTGTTCTGCCAAAAAATTGTAAGTTCCTGCTGGCATATCAAGTCCTTTTGAGAGTGTTTTACTATTTAGTTATTCTAATCCACGCAAGAGATTAAGCAATCTTAATTTTTAAGGTGTTGCAATTGCCGTGAGTGTCGCATCTTCCGAACTTAGCCAATAATTATTTGAATTAAAGAAGTCGCCGGTTTGGTAGTCGGTGCTGTAAAAACTTCCGTAATTGTCTCTAAAAAATGCGTATTGATACAAATAATTTTCAGGCTTTTTTGCGCTGTTGTAAGTGCTGTACTTTATGGCAAATCTGAAATTGGTATGATAATAATTGCCTGCAAATGCGTTTCCTGCGTATGCGGTTCCAGCGTTAGAATCTCCAATAATAACATTTTCTCCGAGATAATAAAAAAGGCGTGGTGTATTAAAGTAAGTCAAGGAATATCCGTCTAGATTTAATCCAGAGGCGAGCCTGATCATTGGAGATAAATTTGTATAATCCTTGACATATGTTTCACCTAGCTTAACTAACTCCAACTTCATATGCAATCTGCCTGGAATGTTATAGTAATTTTCGAGAGGCCCAAACCAATAGCCTGAATCTGAGTCATAGGTAAGCGTCACATCAATATTACCTATGGCAATATCATCACCTTGTTTAATAAATTTTGCGTCTGTCATCGTTAGCCTGATATCAGGAATTACCATCGTGCCAGAGAATACAACGGTAACCGGTGGCCAATAAGAGGCGTGGCCTTCTGCGTAGATGCTTATACAAGTAACTGTTAAAGGCGCGTCTTGCAAATCGAATTGTGCTGAGATATTTCTTCCGCCTGCAATAGGTGGCGCGTAACTGATAAAGCCTTGGCCGGTGAAGTCTATTGCGGTGTTCTCGATTAATACTTCGTGCCTATAAGAAATGTCTGGCTGTTGGTAAGCGTTTACATATCCATAATGACGATATGTATTATTGTTCACATAAGGAAAGCCCTGGTAAATTGTTGCAACTGTTACAGAACTGTCTTGTTGAGTAATCGTTGCAGTAGTTGGTGGCAAATTGCCAACGGAAGGCGGACAACAAATAATGTCCTCTACATCTGCTGCGCCTAGCTCAATACATTCGGAAATGCTGTATTTTTTGCTGAGGTAATACATGGCAAAGTAAGAGCTAACAGTCGCAACATTTTCGCTAGTCCAGTCTACGGCGTTGGTCTGCGCTAATGCGTCTGCTTCTGTGGTGTAAAGCTTGCAAGTTATGCTGTTGGTGTTTCTAAGAAAATAAACTTCATTAGATGCAATGTTATTTGGCAAAGGCTTCAAAGCAGAATCAACAGTAATTTCTTTAAAAAACACCTTGTAAATATTTGGCAAGTATTCTGCTGTTGCATTTGAAATTGAAAATGTAATCACATTGGTAGACAAATTTATATTGGAAGCGTAAATAGATTGCTGGCTATATCCTGTGATCGTTGTTGCCAGTTCCATTATGCACCTTCCAACACTACGATTCTGGCGGTAAGGTCTGTGATTGCATCAAGCACTGCCTGGTTGGATTGCCAGCCTTTGACTCCGCTTGAATTCGTTCCATAATATTTATTATTGCCAGGACTCGCCGTATCGTTCACCAACTTCAACGCTGTCCAGGCTGGCGAATTTGGATTGCCTCCGCCTGTCAGGCTGTTTGTCGTTGTTACATTATTTGCCGAGAAAACTATTGCAGAATTTGCGCTATTAACTGTCAAGGAATAGTAGGTGCTACCACTTCCATAAGTGGCAGGCGAATCGCTAAGAGCGATAAAAGTTGTATAGCTTGGCCCTTCGCCTATTGCGCCAAACTCTAGCGCAGTTGCTGCATCGTTTACCTTTACTACTCGGCCTTGATTACCAAGGTAACTCGCTGGAGTAACATCAGATAAGGATAGGAATTGCCGTATAACTGCGTTGTCATAATCTGCGCCTGAAAGTGTAACTGTTGAAACTTCTATTCCTGTCGGTGTACAAATAACATCGGTAACAACTTCTATGGTTGCAGAACCGCCGGAAGGTCGAACCGTAACCGCAATATACAACGGCCCTACAACACCGCTCCTCGATGTCACACCTTGGAATCTTGCGAAAACATAGCCTGTTGGAAGTGTGTCCGCTGTGTTTGCTGCTCGTACTCGTACCGTTTGAACTGGATCATAAGCAGCGTATAAGTGCGTTATTTCATTCCAGAAACTTAGGTTGCCGTCTTGCGTTCCGTCTGCAAATTTAGTCGTTGCCGTTACATTGATTATTACAAGTTCATCGGCTTGACTCGTAAGGTCAACCGGCTTTACAGCGTATTTGCTGCGCTCCTGCGCCAAAACAGTATTTGAAATTCTTTGAGCATCTTCAAAAGTAAACGAAACATTTTCCATTTAAAACGCTCCGAGCGATAAAAATTTATTGACCCAAGCTAAATTTGCTCTTGGATGAACATTAAACTTTAAATAAATCGGATCGACTTCACCAAGCTTATAGCCGGTTTCGTCTAAGTCAGAAGGCACCTTTGCGCCTGGTGTAATCGGCGCGAGTGCTGGATTTGCTCCTGAAATCCTTGCGTTGAATCCTACATTTCTTAGCCGAGCGTCAAAGCCTGGCGAAGCGTTTTCCGGCAGATTGCTCCAGGAGTTTGGAACAATTACATGAAGCACCATCGCTACACGCCAATAACTTACATTGTTTTCAAGGACTCGGTTCGCTGAAATGTTCTCTATTAATAAATCGCCTGCGCCTATCGTCTTTGAAGCAATGCCGGTGTTGCCTCCAAAGAGCGTTACGCTAGCGTTATTTGTGCGGTCAACATAATAATTTAGATTGGTGATATTGAAGTTCAATACATTCCTTGAACAATTTACGATAAGGAATGGAAAGCGAAACATCAAAGGCGTTGCGAACATTTCGCCAGCGGTGTTGCAAACTTTCGTTGCATTCGGTGAAAAACTCTTTTCGAGAACATAGCTTTGAAAGCCGGTAGATAATTGGATATCGGCAGGGCGTTCCAAAGGATTTTCTATTCTGTTCGCTGGCTCGCTGCCTTTTTGCTGGCTCTGCACCTCTGGCGATTGTTCCGTACTGCCACCGGCTCCGTTTGGACTCGCTGCGTCTGGATTTGTGCTGTAATTACAATCGACCAGCCAAGACCGTGGCTCGCCCGAATCCTGCTTTGCGCTGGCCCCAACCATTACCGCAGTTTCATATTCTGGATGAGCGTCAAACATTGCCGGTATGCCTTCGGCCTGCGTAACATTTACCATAAGCTCGTTAATGATGTCGCTTATTACTCTAAACTGGCGATTGATCGTCACTTGATATTTACTATCTTGCGCTAGTGTGCGATTTCCAAATGTTTCTTTTACATCCGTAATTGACATTATTAAGCACTCGCAATCAGAGTAGTAGTGTTGTTTCTTGGAGCTGCTGGCTTATTGCTTGCGATTACTTCGAGGTGACCGTTAGCTTGTTCGAGTAAATTGTTGGTTTGTTTTGCGCCATCCATAAGCTTTGAATTGTTTCTTTCCATGATTAGCTTATATTCTTCCGTTCCGCCTGCGGTCAACAGCGTAGGAGCTGCAAGCTGTGCGCCTGCTGCACCGCCTTTACCTCTGGCAAAATCTGGATTCTCTGCGTCTGGCTTGTCTTTAGCCAATCCAAGTTTTCGTTCGTTATACATTCTAATCCGTTCTTTGCGTTCTCTTTCGGCCTGCGCCCAAAGCTCTGCCCTAGCGTCTGCCATGCCTTCCGTTCCGATTCGGCCTAAGTTCGTTCCAGCTCTACCGCTGTCTTGCGCCATTGCTGCGTCTGTCGTTCCTTTATTTACTATTCCTAAAGCCTCGGCAATTGCTGCCAATCCATAAGTAAATTTATCAATCCATTTTTGCGTAAAGTCTGCGATTTCCTCGAACACTGCGAGGATTCCATTCATGGAATTAATACCAATTTCAGCAATCGCAATGAATCCTACTTGCCCAGCGGTCTTGATCGTTTGAAGGATTTCGTACATTCCTTCCCAGATGTTTGTAACATTGCTTACGCCATCGCCAAAGGAATCGAGGATGACATTCCAAACTTCAAAGATGGCTTCAAAGTTGCTTGCGAAATCGGTCATGTATTCGCCAAAGCCTTTAAAAAGTTCCGTCATTATATTCGTTTTGCCTGCGGCTTCGTCTAGTTTGCTTGCGACAGAGTTGTTGTTTTTCCAAGTATCAAACCAATCGCCAACAAGTTTCTTCGATTCCATCAACTGCTGGCCCATGACTTCAAAACCACGGAAGAAGGCAACTACCAAAATATCGATGCCGTTCTTAAAATCATCTATCCATTGCCGATTGTTGGCAAATACCAAAGTTAAAAGCTCCACTTGCTCGCGCGCTAGTTTCACGCCTGCGGTAATTGTCTTAAAGATGGCAACATAAGTTTTCGTACCACCAAAGAAGGCGTTTATTGCCTTCCCAATTTCAAAGAACATTAAAGAAATTTCGCTCTTGGCCTTACCCATAGCACCGGCAAAAGTGTTTCCAACCGCCTCGGCTTGCGCCTGGACAGCTTCGGAATCGCCAAGGCCAGCGAATACTTGCAATTGTTCCTGTGTGGTTATGCCGCTTGCGCCTCCGGTCGCCTGTGCCAGCTTTAACTGCGCTACAACTTCCTCGGTGCTTACTACTACGCCGCGCATTTCTGAAATCTTCTGCGCAAAGATATCCATGATTGGCAAGCCTAGTTCTGCCAACGCTTTGAATTGTCCAAATTCGACAAAGCCCATTTCATCTAATTGCAGAGCCATTTTTTCTAACATGGAATAGGTCTGGCCGATTTCACCAGGAACGGCTTTGGCGGTCTTGTAAAAGCTCGTAACTAATTTTTCTGTTTCAGCCGCCGAGAATCCTATAGAAAGCATCTTGCGCGCCATGTCGCCTAAAGCTTTTCCTGACTCGTCGCTTCTGCCGGTGATTGTCGAAAGTGTATTTACTAAGATTGCAATAGATTCCTTGGAATCGCCTGCTGTTCTACCTATTGCTTCAATGATTGCCTGCGTCTTTTCGAAGGCAACTACCTTGCCTAAGCTCGCTTCAATGCCTGCCTTGATTCCGCCAATTGACAGGCTTGCAAGGCCTAATACGCCAACTAATTTTCCTGCGGTGGCTCCAATGTCTTTAAAGTAGCCTTTGAGCGATTCCGCGCCTGTTTTGAAGGCGCTGGCATCCATGCCAACCGCGACGCTCGTTTTAGAAATTGATGTCGCCATGTTATTTAATTTCTCCGCCTGCGGCTTTGACCCATGCTAATAAGCTTCGTTCCATGTCTTCAGGAGTTTGTTCAGGCTTATTTTCTTTGAAATAATCCGGCAAAAAGTCCTCGATGGTAAAAGCTTTTTGGCTTGTGCCTCGGTTGCAATTTCCAAGCAAACTTTGCAGACTCGCAAAATTAATATCGTTACGGTATCCGTCCAGCGGTTCTATCCTGGCGAAAGCCATCCAATCCGTTAACTCATCTGAATCCATCGTTTCGAGTATTTCGCCTACGGATTTCTTAAGGTGTCCAGCCAGCCGAAACAAGAATCTTTTCGCCGGCTGTTCCCTTAGTTTTTTTCCGCCTGCTCCACCGCTTTTGCTGTGAATCCGTTTAGCTCCTGCGCCACGGTGAACAATTTATTCACGATATCGGCAGGCAGTTCGCCAAGTAAATTAACTTCGCTATCGGAAAAAATACGATTGCCGTTGGTATCACAAAAACAAAGAGCGACAAGTTTACTTCTGAAGTTATCAAAATTAAACTTGTCGCCTCCAGCAATTGCGCCTTCGTAGTTATCTCTATCTCTGGCTTTTAGGACTCGGATAAACACCTTGCCGTAGCCTTCGATTTCAACTTCCTGTTTTCGTACTACGCCTTTGGCAAATGCCAAAAAACTATCCTTAGAAACTTCCATTAAATCCTCCTTTAGAATAAAAACTAAGCTCCAGCCGCTACATAAACAGGCCTATCAATCGCCTTGGCGGTGAGCTTGCCTTTTACGGCGTTGTCACCAGCGGCAACAGCATCAAAAGTAAACTCGGTAATAAACGCATTAAAGGTCACCGAACCGCCGTTAGGGAAAGTGACAACGATGGCCTTTTCATAGTTTGCCGCTAGTGCCTCATCCATCGAAGCATCTAAACCAGAGCCTTCTGGCAAGAAGAAATCACAAGAAAAATCGCCAGCTTCAAGAAGGCCAGGAACGAATTCCTTGATATTGTCAGGGCTTTCTAGGTTGGTAACATCAATCGAGCCACGCTTAAGCGTTGGCGAGGTAATCGAAGTTGCTTTCAAGGCTGTTCCGCCAATGGTAACCGTGGTACCCATTCCAGAAAATGCTGCCATAACCTACTCCTCTTCAAATTGGATTAAATGACTATTAATATAACTATAAACTGGAATGTCATTTCCTTCAATGAAAACATCATTGGTTTCTTGATTATTCCAGACGCTGCTTACAATTTTGATGCCGGAAACTGTTCCGAAAAAGCCGCTGAAAAGATTTCCAACCTCTACGGATAAGCTTTCAACTTCAATTCGATTCGTGCCAAAAATCATGAACTGAAAAGTTGCAACTGGCAGTCCGTTAGTCGTGCCATCAAGATGATAAAATCGCTCTACATTTTGCATTTTGTAAACGCAAAAAGGATACGGTATTCCTTCCGGTGCGCTGTCAGGAAAAACATTGTTATCAAATGCCGTTACTGTTTTTAGCCTGGTCGTTACTGCTATTGAAATGCTCATTTGAGAGATTCCTTTATAGCTTGCTCCATTGCGTCAAGCATCATGCGCTGCGCTCTGGCCCTTACGGCTTCGTAACTCGGAGCGACAAACGGCATTGCCTTATAGCCTGGATGATTAAAGGTACGGCCAGCGTTACGGCCTCGATTGACTTTGATTTTGTGCGGCTTAACTCCACCTTCCACGAAGTGAGCGTATTTTGAAGGATATCCAAGTTCTGCTGCTTTTCGCTTTGGCCCGCAAAACAGATAAGCCTTGCCTTTTTTCATGTCTACATTACTTTTAATCGTAATACTTTTTTCTAGTCCGTTTTTTATATAACTGCCTTTTGAATTAAATCCGATTCCAGCTTTGCGTTTGCCTGCAATGGCTTTTATTTGGCTTTTCTGGACAGCCTTTAAATCCTTGCCAATCGCTGCAAATCCGCGTCGTAAACTCTTTCTCATTAAATTAGGTGTGATATCTCCGAACTTGGCCAGAAGCTTTTCAACTTCCGTTACATCAATCGTAATTCCGTTTTGCTTATAAACTGATGCCATTACGAAACCCTTTCTACGCCTTCGATGGTCGCTTCTATGCCATCGATAAAATCTTTAATGCCTACGCTTCTAATTTCAATTGTGTGGCCTTCCGTTTCGATTCTGTCGCCAGGCTCCGCTGCCGTTTTTCGTGTCGTGATCGTGTAATTCATGTACGCGCCGGTCTGCTCGCCAATTAACTGCTCGCCTACCGGAAAGCTCAATACTCTAGCCCAAAAAGTTTCTAGCGTTGCCCATGTTTTGATTGGCTGGCCTACATCATCTGCTGAAGATGTCGATCTCTTTAAGACGCAAACATGGCGCATGACTCCGGAATCGATCATCGGTAATTTCCTGAAGCGAATAAATTTAGTAGAGCATCAACGCCAAAAGGAATTGGACCAGGCGAACCCATTTCAACCGCTGAACGATTCGAGTACCAGAAATCAACCAGCAAAAGAATTCCTTGTTTTAGTGCTGCTGGCACATCGCTTGCGGTGCCGTAGCCTGCGACATAAGTAACTTTTACCGCATCTATTCGATTCGGCATGGTCGAAGGCCAAGGCTGGCCAGCCGCTGGAACGATAAGGCAAGGATTCGATTCAAGCGCAGCCTGGTAAGTTGCGAGCGTTTGCAAGGCGTTTGCTTGGTCATAGTATTCAATGGTGGTAATCGAGATGGTAGGCCCATAGGCCAGCGTTAACCAAGGCTTATGAAAGCCTGCAAAGGTAGTTCTGCGTGTTTGTGTAATTAGGCTTAATTCGCAAGTCTTTTCAATGTACTGCCGAGCCACAATTATTGCCATCGTAAGCCAAGTATCATCTTCGGAATGACTTATACGGCTGTGCAATTTCACTTGCGCCAAAGTGACTGGCTCCGTTGCTGGCTCCGAGATTATTTTTGTTGTCCAAGTTGGTAGCATAATAAGGCCTTTTTAAGAAATCACCCTAGCAAAAGGAGGATAAAGCTAGGGTGATCAGGAAGGATCAAAACCACAGATTAGACAGTAACAAAGTGCTTAACTGGATTAGTTCCAGCGTTCGCAAGCTTCGCATCTAATCGGTGATGAATCACCCAGCCAACGAGTCCAGAACTTGAATAAAGTTCGGATTGCCTGGTCAATTCGATGTTACTAACTTCGCGAATCTTATAGGCTGAGATATCACCGAACAAAGCAATCTTGCCTGCAGCGGTGGTCATATCGCTTTCCATGTCGTTACAAATAACGATTGGTGCGCCTAACAAGGTAGTAGGCTCGCCAACATTAGGCCCGCCGAAAATCAAATATCCAGCGTCATCGGTAAGACCGCGCAAGAGCGCAAGGAAGTTATCATGAAAGACCCAACTTGCATTTCGTCGATATGAAACATCAACGGAATGGTAAAGATTGATTAAATCTTGGTAAGCCAAAACATTGTTGGTGGCCTGAGTTGCGCCTAAAGTCGAACCCGTAACCAAGCCGGCTGGCTGGCTTGAGCCGGTGCCAGTTGCTAGGTGTGCGCCTTGTCCTCGAGCCAATCTTTCGCCAAGGATGTTTCCAAGTTCAGACTCAAGATTGATGCCAGAATCTTGAATTAATTCCCAAGATGCTTGAACCGAAGCAGCGTATTTATAAGCTCCCAAGGTAAATTGGCTAAAGGTAGTATTAGCCGCAGTGATTGCGGAACCTTCGCCAACGATGGATGCAACGGAGCTGGTATCGTTCACCATTGGCATCTGCAAAGGATTTCCGCCAGCGGTGCGGATGATGGAAGCCTTTTCACGGATACCACCAAAAGTAAGCATCGCCTTTTCAAGCGAAGCAATAAATTCAGTAGGAACTAAATAACCACCGGCGTTGTTCGTGCCAACGGAAAGATTGGCGCGGATTTCTTCGGCTTTCTTAGGTGCGCTTCGGAACAAATCCAAAGTCAATCTGTCGGCATCGATGTTAAGGCCTGTTTCATTTGCTGCGCTTCGAATTTCATCGTTGACCAATTCAGAGCGCGAACCACCAGCGAGCCAGCCTTTGATTGCTAGGCTTCGCTTTTGGCGGTCGTTCTTATCGCCAAAATCTCTTACGAAATTAGGCGCACTGGAATAAACCTTGGAGCGTTGGACAGTCGGCGCAACTGGTGCGGAGGCTTTCCAAGCTTGCAATTTGTTTCTTGCGACATCTGCGGAGGCAGTAGCTTCAGCGGTGGTGTCTGATGCAAGCATTGCATCGATTTCGTTAACCTTGGCTTCAAGGTCAGCAAAACGAGTTTCTTCTTCTGGTGTCCATTGGCGTTGTTCGCTGGTAATGGATTCGCCTTCAGCAATCAATCTGGTGCGCTCGGCGCGAAGTTCAACTTTGTTCATTTCAAAAACTCCAAAAAAAAATGCGTGAACGGCTTCGGAGACAATTCCAAAGCTGTTCACGCAAAAGCGTGGTGATCTAATTAGTATTAGTGTACTAGCAATATCTTTAATTAGTCAACTAAAAATTCCATTTCATCAATTTAATTTTCGCAACTGCTTGTTTTCTTCGTGCTTCAGAGCGTTCGCACTCGGCAAGATTTCGCAGCGCAACCGAGGTATCTGGATAGGCTGGATTGGCAGTTGGACTAATTTCGTAAAGCGTAACGCTTTCGAGCGTTCGAATCTTTTCGTTATTGACCACAGCCCAAGAATCCTTGTTGACCGTAAAGCCAAACGATACACCGGAAAGAATTCCAGCCCTGATTAACTCTCGGACATCTCTGCCGGTGGTGGTGTCAGGCAATACCAAAGAAAACTTCAAGCCTCTCGAATCAACGGACAATTCAAGATTCGTTCCTTCCTTGCCTAATACTTGGCTTGAATCGTGATTATAAAACGCCAGGACTTTGCCAGAGCGTTCGTTAAATGCGGTTGGCGCAACTATCTCTCTGAAGCCTCCGAGGTTTTCCGAGAGTGAAGGCTTACCGCTGGAGTCGGTGAAGACCGCAGCGTAGCCGGTAATAGTGCTGCCTTCGTTTTCGGTGCGGTATTCTACTGCGTTTCTGCGTTCCATGATTATTGCTCCGTGGTGAAGGATGGAAGTAAATTCGAATTAAGATAGCTTGGCAAAGCGTTTTCGACAGCGGCAGGCAGGCCAGCAAAATTTGTATTGCCTGCGACATCGAGGAACTTTTCTTTTAAATTAGTCGCTGCGGTGTTCGCAATAAACTCCGCAATCTTTTCTTTGCCTTTGATTTCGAAGGCTTCAAGAATTTCATCAAACGCCATATAGTGCCTTTTCTTGCTTTGCTCGGTCAACTCGTCCAGCTTTGTAACAAATAGCTTGTCTTTGCTAATTCGTTTTAATGCCGTTGCCTCGATGGCTCGAAGCTGCGCCACCTTCAAAACTAAAACTCGTTCCAAGATTTTGTTATCGCTGCGGTTTGGTGGTAAGGCCGAGTCTGGAGTATCTACGCCTGGAGCCGTTACGGCTGGCCCGCCTGGTATAAGTGCCGTTACTGGTTCCGGTGCTGCGTCCAGCTTTTCCATATTCATCGGCTTCAAATAGTCTTCCATGCCTGGCACATCAGAATTGAGATTCTCAAGCCGCCTGCAATCGCCAGCGGACAGCCAACCCCATTGTCGGCCAATCGCCATTGATTCGTACCGTGTTTTAATATCGGTGCGTAAAACTGTCTTGGTGTCTACCTCGACATATTCAGCCATATTATAAATAAGCTTCCTTGAAATCTCCTGCTCCCATCGGCAAAGCCACGGTTGGAGGCTTCGAAGGAATTGCAGGCTTACCGCTTCGATGTTGTCGCTAGCATCTGCGGCACCTATGAGCGAAGGCGGTACGCGAAAGATGCTTGCAATTTCTTCTCTTGAATAACGCTGCGTCTGTAGAAACTGCGCTTCTTCTGGATCGAGTTGCAGCTTTTGAAAATCTAAGCCACCTTCGAGAATCGCAACGCGTCCGGTATTTCCTGCGCCACTATGAAATGAATCCCATGAACGCCTTAAACCGTCTTTGGCTTCAGGAGAAAGTTTATTAGGAAACTTTATAATCCCTGCTGGCCGCGCACCATTTTTAAAGAAGCTTGCGCCGTATCTCTGGCTTGCAAGATGTAAGGCGAAGGTTTCGCGCTGTAAGTACAAAGGCGAATAGCCTGCCAAGCCATCGTAGGAAAGGCCGAGGATATGAAGCATATTTCTTGCAGGGATGCCCATATACGGCTTACTACCTCGGTAGTCGCCTGCGTAAATCGCATACCAAACGCTTTCGGTATCGGTGTCGAAATAAGGCTGAACATTCTGCGTAGGAATATACCAAAGGCCGTTGCACTCTCCGTTAGCATCTCGGCTTATTTCTGCGTAGGCGTTACCATGAAGCACCGCCGCTGCTGTCATAATTTCTTTAAAAGTAAATCCGGAATAATCCTGCGTAGGCTCGTTGTTCAAAATGAAATCAAGCTTTGAATCTAAGCGAATCCTATTATCGTCTTTTGTTTTAAGATAATGCCTGAACGGAAGTGTTGCCACCGTCTGCGAAATCAAATTGATGCAAGCCCAAACGGCTGAACTTCCAAGCGCAGTTTGTTCCGTAACTGCAACGCCTGAATAGTTTGAAGTACCATCGACCAACATATTACTTTGATAGCGTCCAGTAGGACGAAACCACCTCTGAACTGTATCAAGAAAATTCATAATTTTCCCCTATGATTGTGATGCCGTCTTCTAAATACGAGAAATCTGTTTCCGTTGCAGTGGAGGCTTGCCATCGACCGAGTGCCATAATCATGGACATTACCCCATCTACTTTATCCTTTTCTCTAGATTTTGATATCGCTATATTTCCATTTCGATCAGAAATACAAACAGCGTTCGAAAACTCCCATTGCAAAACTGGATCGTCAGGCAAGATAACTCTTTGAAAATTAATCCATTCTTCCAAAACTTTGGTCGGATTATTCAAGTTTTTTAGCGTCTGTCGGAAAGTTAAAACTTCAACATTGTGGTCATCTTTTAACTTGCGCAGTGTTTCGCTTGCGTTCCATTCATCCACGCCAATGGATTGAATCTGAAATTCCTCGGCAAGTGCTGCAATATCTTTTACGATTAACTCTTGATTGATCCACTCGGTTTGATGCTCGGTAATAAAATCATCTCTAATCCAATCGTCCAGGACTTGCGCGCCTATAGAATCGCGCCTTGACTCGGTAGCGTACTTCGGACACCAATGCCAGACAAGGAAAGCTCCTACCTCCTCGCCGTATGTCGGAGGAAAGTATAAAGAAAATGCGCTTAAATCTCTCTTGCTACTGAGATCCAAGCCACCATGACAAATTCTATTTTTATACTTCTCAATCATTTCAGCCTTCGGCATCTTCTCAACCTTTAAATATCTATCTATTTGAATCCAGTTTTGTTCCGCAGAGCCTTCCCATAAATTTAAATGGTAGCGTTTGAAATCCATCTCTTTGCTAATCGAGGTCTGCGCCTCCCTGCAACTGTCTTCAAGAAACTTTAGATTCAAACTAATTCCAATATTCGGGTTGGCTTTAAGCCACTGCGCTGGATCTTTCCAATCTGCGCCTTGGTCAGCGGCATAAATCACCGGCAGGAAAGTTGGATCTTTAATCGAACCGTCTGCCACTTTTCTTGCGTAGCTGTGTTGCGAGTATCCAAACGAAGCTTGTGTGCCTGCGGTGGTAATCTGCCAGAAGGCAAAGTTTTCGCGCGATCCGCCAGCGGTGCGCAACGCCGTGTAAAGTTCATCGTTTCCAAGGCAATGCACTTCGTCAAGAATACAAAAGCTTGGATTGAGTCCGTGTTGCCTCTTTGCGTCTGCGGAAATAACTCGGTAGATGGAATTGGTACTAGGTACTTCAATCTCGTTTTGCTTTACCTTGCACCTTCTCGATAGGATTTCCGAAGATAACACCATAGACTTTGCGGTGTCGAATATGATTTTCGCTTGCTGCCTGGTACTGGCTGCGCTAATAACTTCAGCCTGACCGCCATCGCCCAATAAAGCGAATAGGCCAAGAGCTGCCACAAGCGTTGACTTGCCATTCTTTCTGCCCAGCTCAAGCCAAACTTGCTGATACTGCCTTTGCTCATCTGATGTTTTTGTGTCGTAAAACTTGACAAGTAAATCTTTCTGCCACTGCGCAAGCGTAAACTTTTCACCAGCAAGCTTTCCTTTAGCATGACTGCAAAAATGCTCAATGAAATGAATTGCTTTTTTACTGCTACTCATTCCATCCCTTCAAAAAGATCATCGTTATTACCAGCAATCGGAATGTCTTCCGGATAATCCGCTGGTGTTCCAATCCTTGTTAGTTCGTGTCTAGTCGCTGGCGTGAGGCGTAGAGCGTTCGCAAGTTTCAACGCCAGCGATTCCAAGGAAATTATCTTTGCGATGATTGGCGAAGGATCGCCAAGTTCGTCAACCAATCCATGAACGGCAAGTTCGCGTTGAAGGCCTGCGATCATCCCAAGCGTGTTCGCCAGGCTAATTACCGCCTGCGTTTCGTGCCTGCCTATGAGCGTTGACGGTGCGCTATTTAGGATCGCAAGAGCGATTCGCTTCTCAATCTCTGGAAGGCCAGCATTTGCAAAGTCTTCAAAGGTGGCCTCTGGTGCGTAATGGAAAAGTTCGCCTTGTATTGGTGCTGTTTTCGGCCCTGTCTTGGTCTTTAAAGCCATTACCTACCCCTTTTGCAAATCCTTAAACGGATTTTGGA